CGGCCCCCTTTGCTCTATATAGAGGGAAGGGAAGGGGTAGAGGGAAGGGGGTAGACACCGGACAAGCTTTGCCGGTAACCCTTGCCGCGCTGCCGGTTGCCCCAGGTCACCGGTTGCCCGGTTGCCAGGTCAACAGATCGCGCGATTGGCTGCCGGTAAAGTTATTAAAAACTTTCTTTCTTTTTCTCTTTACAAAGTACACCGGCAACCCTATTCCTTTACCTATGCAATCCGAAACACGTTTCAACCTTTCAACCCTTGCGGCAGCTAACGGCCGCATTTGCGGCATGAGTAGTCGATCACCTTTGAACCGGACGGTTGACCTTATCTTGTCAACGGGAACGGCCCAGGATCTGACAGATTTGCGACTTGCGCTTGCGGATAAAATTAAGGCAACCGAAGAAAAGAGAAATGCCGCGTTAAAAAAGTTTAATCGGACAAACGCAAGATCGGCCGCAAATGCCTTCCGTCAATCGGATATAGCTTTAGCCGCTTTGCTTTCCGCATCCCGTCGCCTTTCCTAAAATGACAAACCTACAAGCGATCGCCTGGGCCTTAATCATTGCCGGTTTAATTGCCGGTAACATTTGCAACTTACTTTCTTAATTCTTTCACCCCCAAAAAAATAAAAACATGAAAAAACAAATAGATCGAACGATTGCCGCAACCCTGGTAACCTTGAATAAAGACATTTGCAACTTAGGTTGCGCTGTCCTGGTTACCTATATGCCGGTTACAAATTGCCGCCCGTCCCGCTGGAAAGCGGAGATCGGCAATTCATACGGAACGGATAAGAAAATAACCGTTTTTTCTCCTTACTGTTATTCAGGCGGAGACAGCGGGAAAAGCCAAGCGGCCGTCAAATGCCTAGAAAAATGGGCAAAAACGTTTAACGTTCCCCCGGCTTACATTTCTATTCACTCTAGGGGGTTCACCGGGGCAAACGGTGATCTCTATTTCTTTACTATTAACCGCTAAACCTTTAACCCTTCTTAAAATGTCAACTTTTTACCCTTCCCCTTCCTACCTGGCGAACGTCTACGATCGCAAGTATCTAGAAAGCAGGATAGAGCTTGTCACCTGGTCAATGCTTTGCCCGCCCCCTTATATCATGCGCTTGTCCGGCAAGGATCGTCGACGCGTCGAAGGTCAAGGCCATGCGCAAATTAAACTCTATAAAGAAGCCTTGGCCCTACGCAAAGCGCGTAAGCTTTCTTAACCTTTGCCTACAAAGCAAAAACAAACAAACAAACAACAAAAAACATGGAAACACTACAAACCCAGGAAACGGTCACCGTTTCCCTTTCCCCCCAGCAAATGCGATCCGCCTTTTTAGGCGTTTCACCGTTTGCTTCTACTGATACCTGCCGGCATATTATTTGCGGGGTATATCTCCACCTCCAGGAAGATCTGCTGGAATTGGTCGCAACTGACGGCCGAACCTTGGCCGCCTTCGAGCTGCCGCTGGGGTATAAGGTAGAGAAAGAGATCCACGCAATTATCCCCGCGGCAGCTGTTAAGCTGTTATTATCCCCTAAAGGTTTACTGTCTAAAAAGGCGGTTAAAGATGCCAAGGGTTTACTAAAGGTTACCTCTGGGGAAACTTACGCGGCCGGGGGCGGTTTGCTTTCCCTCTCTTTAGACGATCAAACCTTTTCAATACGTACCGTAGAGGGAAATTATCCTAAATGGCGGCAGGTAGTACCAAAGCACGATCAGACCTTAAACTTAGGCGGATGGAGAAAGTTAAAAGGCTATTCAACGCGGCAAGCGGAAGTTTTAGATGCCGCGGGGGCCGTTGCCCTTGAATCGGCCCGAATTACCTTGCAAGGCCTGGCAACGTGCGACGCGGATCGCATGGAAAAGGAAAGCCAGGTAACTAAAGCCATTAAGCGCAAATTAAGGGAATTAAAGGGAACGGAACGGCAGCCGGTTTGCTTTACGCAACTTGGAACCCTTACGCCTGAGTTTGCCCCTCCTACGGTTACCGTTTCCGGCAATGCGCTTGACCCGGTCTTTACCGTGGAACGTGCGAAACATGCGGAACCCTACGGGTTTAATTCTTTATACCTGGATCGAATTGCGGAAGCTTGCCCGTATTTAGAGGAGGCAACGGGATCCACCTTTGGCTTTTCCGGCATGAAAGATAAAAAATCACCGTTAACCCTAACAGTTACAAGCTACGGCAACCTTGCCCGTGCTTCAGTTGTTATCATGCCTTGCCGCGTTTCCTAACATGAGATTAACCGAAAAAGATTGGATTAAGGAAAGACAAGCGGCACACCTGGCGGCCTTTCAAACCGTCCGACAAATGACAAACGCGGACAAGGTTGCCGCCTTTAAGTCCCTGGCAAATGATTGCGGGGAACGGGCCGGGGACGTTACAGATCACGACACCGCCTTGCCGGACTTAATCCAGGAAGCGCTTTGCCTATTGGCTGCCGAAGTTATTAAAAAGGGGGGGATAAAATGAGATCAATTCCTAAAACGTTTTTTTGGACGGGGTTGCAACATACCTTGCCGGAAGGACATAAAGCAAAGGATGCCGTCATCTGGGGCAACCTAGACACCCTTGCGGCTTTGGCTGAAAGGCTAAACTCCCCGGGGCGGGATCTCCTCTTTATAGTGGAAAGGGATAACGTCCGCGCTTCCGTTTATATTAACCCCGGGCAAAGCTTATGCGCTGCCATAGAAGCGGCCGCGGATGAATTGGAGACAGATCAAACCCTTGGATTCAACGATCCTAAAGAGGAGGAGATTGCCCGATCCTATATCCCGGTTTGCCTGGAACGTTTAATGAATCTAAACCTTTAACAAAGGTTACAAGCTTGCGAAAGGGGGAGGGGGCAACCCTTCCCCCTTTTCTTTCCCCTGGCTGCCAGGGTCACGCCTTTGCCTTTTCCGGTAACCGTTACCGTTACCCTATCCCTTTGCCGGCAGCTTTGCCGCCTATCCCTTCCCCCTTCCCTCTTTAACCCTTTGCCGCCTTTGCTTTCCCTTATCCCGTACCGATCCAGGGCCGGCCCTGCCCCTCCTTTATGCCGGCAGCGCGTTGACCGTATAAGGTTACCCCTTGCCCCGCCTTGCCGCGCCAGGGATCGGCCCCGCCTTGCCCTATGGCCGCCAAAGTTGCCGGCAACGGCAAACCCTTGCGCAAGCTTTAGATCCTTATTCAAAGGGGGTTTGCCGGCAAACCGTCAACAGTCCACCGGGCCGCCTGGCATTGCCGCGTTGCAAGGCCGCGGAGGGGGCATGCCGCCTTTCTATATCCCCGCAAGGGTCAAAGGTAGGGCCAGATCGCCTGGAGGTCACCTGGGGCAACCTTGGAATTGTGCCAAAACGCCCTGGAAAAACCCAAGAAAATCCATACTTTTACACTTTTTACAATCGAAATCTGAAGTCTCCCCATTTTTTTCGTTTTTTCAGACAATTTTTTTGAAAAATATATTTTGATTTGAAATAAGAAAAAAGTGTTTACAACGTTTTCTTTCTATCGTCGGTAAAAATAAACTAATTTGTTCCCGCATCGAGAGTTTAAGGTGCGTAGATTAAACCATGCTAATATAAGCATAAAGGATTCCGCACAGCAAATGGCCAATAGATTTGTAAACGCATTTGTGATCTAAACTTCAAAAAGCAGAGGGGGGGGTGTTAATTATCTCTAAAATATTTTGACCCCCCCCACCCCCCTAATATTTACCCCCCGCCCCTATTTTGTTGACTGATTACAAGTGAGTTCTAGTGATAGTCAATATGTTAGACCTATCCCTCTATCTCTCCGCGTCGGCTATTGCTGCGCTACCACTTAATATGACAACTAAAGAAGCCGCTGACTGGAAGTTCCTTAAAGCCGTTGCACTCGTCGAGTCCGGTGACCGCTACAACACTATCGGAGACGGTGGTAGAGCATTGGGCAAGTACCAGATGCACATGGGAGCATGGGTCGACGGTAACGGTTGGCTCAAGGCACACGGTCGAAAGACTTGGACGCGTAGCTCCTGGCTTAACCCGAAGGCGCAAGACCAGGTTGCTTACGGATTTTTACAGGCGACTAAAGAGCGTCTAGTGAATGGTGGCCACGAAGCCGACCCTATCACAATCTACCTTGTGTACGCTATGGGCTACCAAGGCTGGAAGGATGCCAAGGGAATGATTCCTAAAGAAAAGGCAGATGCAGCGGTACGCGTCGGCAATCTATTTGCACAATGAGTTCCTACATTGCTATCGACCCTGGCTCTAAAGGGGCAATCGCTTGCTTCTCCTGCACCTCACCGGAGAACGTCGGCATATCGTCTCTATCCGATCCACCACAACTGTCAGACTTCTCAGAGTTTAGCCCTTCGCACTATACCGCTATCATCGAGGAGATACCAATGGGAGGCTGGGGGCCTATCCCTCAGTCGACGGTTGCCAAGCTACATCAAGGCTATGGCCGTATCCTAGGCATCCTAGAGGTACGAGGCTTCCGTATCATCCGCGTACGTCCGCAGGAATGGCAGAAAACCATAGGCGCAGGTAAGAAGCGTGACCACGGCAAAGACTGGAAAAAGCACCTGGCGCAGATTGCCAAAGACAGATTCCCTGCTGTCGAGTTTAAGCAAGACCAAGCCGACGCTTTGCTATTGCTAGACCACGCCCGGCAACTCAACTTGTAACTTCACCTACACACATAACCAAAACAGCCCATAGCCACCATGAGCAAAAACCAAAATGATAATCGACAACTCGCCTCAATACGAAGACTTATCCCAAAGGGTAAAGGACGCATTGAAAAGCAAGAAGCTAACCAAGGAGGACAAAAAAACAATATCGTATCTGTACGGATCGGTGTTGCTCCTTCAGTCAGCACTCAAGCTCGCTCTCCAGGACGTAGACGCGTAAATCACTTACCTAACGTCATTCCTCAAGCAATGCCGACGCGGTTGCTAATGAAAGTTGAGGGAAGCCGTTATTTTGTATCTCAAGACGGAACGGTGTTCGCTGCCCTAAAGCCGACGCTAGCCGGCACTCTAGAGCGTGAGATGTATAACCTCGCTATCGACGGCAAGGTAGTACACGTTTATCGCTCGTCGCTTCAAGATAAGATTAAGTCACTTTCTAATAATAAATAATATGTCTAACGAAATCATCACTACAAACTCGTCGGTCGAAGTTTACGACCGCATTAGCAATCCGATGGAAGCCATCAAGGTATTGGGGCAGTCCATCTTTAAGTCGGGCTTGTTCGGTTGCGACCGTATCGAGCAGGGCGAAGTCTTGGCAATGCAATGCTTGTCCGAGCGTAAGTCTCCTTTGGAGTTGGCTCGTACCTATCACTTTATCCAGGGACAGCTCGCAATCCGATCTGATGCCCTACTTGCCAAATACCTTATGTCCGGTGGCGTAGTCGAATGGACTGAGCGCACAGACACGCGGGTAGTCGGTAAGTTCTCTAAGGCAGGTATGGCAGCGACTATCACCGCTGACATTGAGGAATATAAACGCAACGGAACGGCCTTCTCAGCACCTGGCAAGCTCAAGTCTAATTGGGAGAAGTGGCCTCGTCGTATGTTGACGGCACGTGCTATCAGCGAAGGTGTACGGCTTATCTCGCCAGACTGCTGCTTCGGGGTGGCGATTTATGAAGACGCTGAAATCTCCGAGAACGGTCGTCGCATCCAGCGCGTCGAGCCTATTGCCAAGTCTATTATCGAACTTGTACCGCCAGGTAAGACCGAGAAGGCTGTAACCTTGCTCGTACAGGCGCAGATGCTTGAACCTGGACAGTCACTTTCAGACTTGTCTGCTTCAGATGAGGAAACTATCTTGAAGAAACCTAAAGCGTTCCTATCCGCATTAAACTCTTAATCTTATGGTCGATCTAAATCAAATTACCAATATTGTCATTGGTTCAGTCCTAACAGGTGCTTTCTGTTTAGGTATCGGAATCTGCATCGGTTGGAATCTTCGCAAATAATTTTATGTCCCAAATCCTAAAAACACACTACCTGGCATACTCAGCCGTTGGCTCAGTAGCTCAAACAGGTCAAATCCTAGAACGTCTTTCCGACGTTGCTTACCTCGTCAAGGTCGACACTCAACACGGTGTTGATGTTGATGTATTCTTCCGCGTTGCTTCTCTCACAGAGATTGCGACGTGGCGTTTGTACGACAAACAATACCGGATGACGGCTGCCGTCGATGAGATTACCGACGCGTACAACGCTCGCGTAGAAGCCGAAAAGCAAGCCGCTGACAAAGCTGCTGCTGAAGCGGTCAACGATGCGGTCAACGAAATTAAGCCCGAACAAAACTAATATGGATAACTATAAAGACATTATTGGATTAAATTACAGCGGTGCAAAAGTTCTGCTGAAGTCGCCAGCTCATTACCAGGCTTGGCTTACTGCGGAACATAAGGACAGTCCGGCTATGAAGTTTGGTCGCCTTGTACACACGGCAACGCTCCAGCCTAAAGAGTTTAACGCAAAGGTCGCCATCTCTCCCGATGTAGATCGTCGCACAAAGGTCGGCAAAGAAGCATACGAGGCTTTCGTCTCTGCGCTGACTGCCGACACCGAAGTCGTCGACAAAGATACCTATGACATCGTTTGTGCTGTAACTGAGTCTGCCGAGAAAGCCCTGGCATCGCTCGGTTGCGACACGACTAAATGGTCAACCGAAGAACCTGTTTCTAAACAATGGAACGGTGCGTTCATTAAGGGTCGCCCCGACCTTGTTACGGCCATCAACGGTGAGAAAGTTGTCATTGACTTGAAGACCACGCAGGATGCTTCCGCAGAGTCTTTTTCGCGTGACGTGTACAACTTCAAATACTTCCTCCAGGCGGCCTTCTATATGGAACTAACAGGTGCTAAACGGTTCCTGCTTATTGCGGTCGAGAAGGAAGCACCTTACGCAACCAAAGTGTACGAGCTAGACGAGCCGGCTATTGCGGAAGGAAAGCGTTTGATGGAGTCGGCAATGGCGACATACGTCCAATGCTTAACCTTCAAGACTTGGCCTTCTTACGGTTCAGAGTTGACTACACTCTCACTTCCACGATACGCATTTACTTCATCCCAAACCCAATAAAATAATATGTCATTCAAGTTCGATCCAAAGGCCGCTGAAGGCCGTAAATATGTGTCCAAAGCAGGGACATACGACTGCACCGTTGAATCGGTGAAGTACGAGTATATGCCACCACGTAGCGACTTCTACGCGAAGTTCACGCTCGTCACCACCGAAGGCGAAACCACCTATGCTGACATCTTCCTCAAGCCGGAGAAGAATGGCGAGTACGGTCGTCTCCAACAGTTTATGGCAGCGTCCGCTACCAAAGACGAGATTGAGAAGTACCTTAGCCGTGGCGAGTTCGACATCGACGAGGAGTTTATTCGCCTCATCGGTGAACGTGCGACTGGTCGTAGTTTCAAGGTAGTTGTTACTGAGCGCAAGTACACGCGTAAGGACGGAACCGAAGGCGTTGCCTATAACGGATCGTTCTTTAAGCGTCTACCAGAAGGCCCAGAGCAACCGTTTTAATGCTACCGGCATTAAGAGATTACCAGGAGGACGCTGTTGAAAGCGTCCTTCTTTCTTTGCGGTCTGGAGTCAACCCGCTACTAGTCGCCCCTACTGGTAGCGGTAAGACTCGGATTGCTGTTGAGGTTATGAAGCGTTGGCAGGAAGTGTACAAACGCCCTGTGGTCTTCCTGGCGCACCGTATCGAGCTGCTGAAGCAAGCCGAGGACGCAATGCGAGCAGGTGGAGTTAACGGCTTTGTGATGTCCGTGTTCGATAAAGACCAGCCAGACTTTATGAACGACAGTCTTACCATATGGGACGAGGCGCATCACGTATCCGCAGATGGCATATCGACATTACTCGCCAGGTTCAATGGCCCTAAAGTCGCTATCACGGCTACACCGGACAGGCTAGATCGCCAACGTATTGAAGACGAAGGGTTCAGCTTGTGCCACGAAATCTATATCCGTGACCTTATTTGCAAAGGATACCTGGTCAGACCAATGGCCAAGAAATTGGCGGTACATATCAACGGTGATGCGGGGACACTTGATAAGGTGCTAGAGCAGGTCGCAGCAAACGTGCTCGACGAGGTTGCTCGGCACGAAAGGAAGCGGTCGATTGCGTTCCTGCCGTCGGTACAATCATCTAAAGACTTCGCAGCGTCGATGTGTGCTCTAGGTGCTAAATGGGCGCACGTGGACGGAGAGACACCGGCAGATGAACGATGGCTGACAGTATATTCGTTTAAGAAAGGGGAGTTGGATGGACTGTCCAATGTGTCCCTATTCACGGAGGGCTTTGACTGCCCAGAGGTAGACTGCGTGGTACTGCTACGCGAGACTAAGAGCAGGGCGTTATGGTCGCAAATGATTGGAAGGGGTTTACGCAAGTCGCCTGGCAAAAAGGATTGTCTCATCCTCGATCCATTTTGGACATCCGGGGAAAACACTTTGAACCCTGCCGACGCATTTACAGGTAATCCCGATGCCTATGCAGGTGCGCAAGATGGTCTTCGTGACTGCCTAGCCGATGCCGACGGTGCAGACTCCGACGCGGAGGAAAGGCTATTGGCCAAGTTCAAACGGTTAGAGCGTATGAAGGATGCTAAGGAAGCCAGAGAAAGAGGGCTAATCGACATATCCGTAGTGATACCTCTATTGGGCTTAATCCCGCCCCCAGAGGCTAGCCAAGGGGGTCAAATGACCGCTTCTCAGAAGGCTCTGCTAGAGACGCATAAGGTCTATGGTTCAGACTTCACTTATGCACAGGCAGCTTGGCTATTGCGCAAGTTGTCAGAACGTAGGTCGCTAGGTTTGGCGACGGTCAAGCAGGTACGCAAGTTGAGGCAGTTCGGACACCGGAACGCTCAATTTATTAACTTTACAACCGCTGGACAGTTAATAGGTTCTGACTGGCGCATTAAACGTTTCTCCAAATGAATAAAAAACACATCATCGGTATCTCTGGCTATGCTAGATCGGGCAAGGACACTCTTGCCGACGCACTCTTAAATGAGTTCACGTTTAGAAACACGGTAACTTGTAAGTTCAAGTTTGCCACGGCTTTACGCCAGGGCTTGAGCCGAGCGTTCCTTGAGGTAGACTTGCCGTTCTCCGTGGACACCGAAGTTGACGCAGAGAAAGCAGCTATTCGTCCGTTGATGGTAGAGTTTGGTAAGTTCTGCCGTAGCCGGGACGTAGACATCTTTGCCAAGAAAACGATTAAAGCGATTGAGGGTTACTTCCGCATCGGAGCACAGGTGGCCATTGTCTCCGACCTGCGGTATCAGAACGAAGGCGCGTTATTGCATGAGTGCGCCAAGCGTAACGGTTGGGGTTACCACCACGTTGACATCGAGCGTAAAGGTACATTCGCGGCCAACCAAGAGGAGCTAGACAGCATTGAGGCATTGCTCGACGCGACATATAAGGAATCTTGGTTTTACGGAACATCTTTTTCAGATCGTGACATTGCCGGCATTAACAACTGGGCTGCCGGCATTGCAGACAACTTAGTACATAACAGGGAGCATACCAAATGAGCGATACAACCAAAATTGCTATGTGGGCTATCTTCCTTGCGGGAGTCTCTATTGGATTTTCTATTTCACAGTTAATTTATAAACTAAAACAATGAGCAAAGCAAAAAGGTATGTCGCTCTACATCGCAACGGCCGTGAGGCCCTTATTGTGGCGTGGGAATACAGGGAGGCAGATGAAAGTGATAAACACTTACCTAAATGGATTAAAGAGTCCGACTACGCTTCACTCCAAGCCGAGAACGAGCGTCTGCGGAAGGCAGGCAATGCAATGTACGATGCCGCAGTTCAAGACTCAATGGGTCTATGGGTGATGCCAGCGTTTGAACAATGGTCTAAGATTAAAAACGAAACCAAATGAGCACCGAAACACGCATCGTCGTCATGGGCGACAACCACGGCAACCACGGTGATCAGGACACGCTCAAGGCCGTCCTCGACTTCTGCAAAGACTTTAAGCCTACCTACCGCGTACACCTCGGAGATAATTGGGATTACGCTGCTCTACGCAAAGGGGTATCAAATCAAGATAAGGAAGCATCTTGGGCAGTCCTTAAAGATGACATGGAGCAAGGTGCAGCATGGCTGGCTAAATACCGCCCGACGCATTTTCTAATGGGTAACCACGATTGGCGAGTAAGAGATGCTATGTATAACACCGACAGCATTACGAAGCTCGACGCGTTAAAAGACGTAGACCACGCAATGAGTAAGGCTATCAGCAAATCCGGCTGTCAGGTCATTAAGCCCTACACGGTGCAGAAGGGATATGTGGACATTGGCCCGATGACATTCACACACGGCTTTTTCCACGGTAACGATGCCATCCTTAAAATGGCGCACCGATTTAACAGCGGCCCAGGGCATGGACTAGTAATGGGTCATTTGCACAGAGCCGAGCAGCACAACCTAGAGCGACGCGGTGGCGGGGCGGTGTGGATCTGCGGCTGTGCCTGCGACACTCAACTGCAATACGCGGAACGTCGCCCCTCGACCCTACGCTGGCAAAATAGCTTCATGGCTTTTATCATCAAGGGTGAGCACTACATCGGGCGACAGGCTCACAAGTTTAACGGACGCTGGGAAATGCCTTTCAACAAATGAGTACTTACAAAATACATCACGGAAGCAACTTGGACATTTTGCCAACTTTGGCAGACAACTCTATCGACTCCATCGTTACCGACCCGCCCTATGAGCTTGGCTTTATGGGTAAGTCATGGGACTCAACAGGCATCGCCTACAACGTCGAGCTGTGGAAACAATGTCTCCGAGTGCTTAAACCCGGAGGTCACTTGGTCGCCTTTAGCGGTTCGCGCACTTATCACCGCATGGCAGTTGCAATCGAGGATGCTGGCTTTCAAATCCGTGATCAGATGATGTGGGTTTACGGTTCGGGCTTTCCGAAGTCGCACAATGTCGCAAACGACATAGATAAGAGGATGGGGCATCCTCCGAGGGGACGAGCTATTCCTATGGCATCTACTAACTTACCAACGGGAAAGTATGCTGAAGAAAAACTGACTGGAAACAAGGTCGAGGCTTATGAGCCGAGAAGCGAGGAGGCAAAACCTTGGGCTGGTTGGGGAACAGCGCTAAAGCCATCGCATGAACCAATGGTATTGGCAAGAAAGCCCCTAGAGGGAACGGTTGCTGCTAATGTCCTCAAGTGGGGCGTTGGAGGATTGAACATTGATGGTTGTCGGGTTGGGACGGATGGTGGGACTCAAAGAGGAAGCCAATCGCCTTACCCAAAAAATCTTGATGGAACAGAAGATAGGTCTAAAAGTTGGGCTAGAACAGGTCACGAAATACTTGAGGCAAACACAGGACGCTGGCCGGCAAACCTTATGCACGATGGAAGCCAAGAGGTGCTGGATTTGTTTCCGCAGACAGGAAAAAGCCAAGGAGGAAGGTCTGGTCATACAGCTGCTTATGGAGGTGGCTATAAGCAAGAACACTATGGCGAGGAAGCCCCCGGGTATGGCGATAGCGGCTCTGCCGCCCGTTTCTTCTACTGCCCCAAAGCCAGCAAGAAAGACAGGGACGAAGGTTGCGACGAAATAGAGGAAAAACGCGAAAGCGATAGAGAAAAAGACGATGGCGTAGGCGGTGACAATCCACGCAACAGAAGCAACACACCTCGCAAAAACTCTCACCCAACGGTCAAGCCTACCGACCTTATGCGCTACCTTTGCCGGCTTGTCACGCCTCCTGGTGCTACCGTTCTCGACCCTTTCAATGGATCAGGCTCAACAGGTAAGGCAGCAGTCTTAGAAGGCTTTAATTATGTCGGTATCGAGTTGGATGCTGACTATATAAAGATTTCCGAAGCCCGAATTAAAGCCGTAATCAAATGACCGACGACCTATTCGATAAACTCAAGGCCGCGTATTATTCTAAAGATGATACCGTTCCTAAAGGTTTTAAGACCCGACAGGAGTGGCAGACCGAGTGGAAGATTGGCCGTCACGCTGCGACTGAGATGCTAGCAGTCGGCATCCGAGATGGACTTGTATCTAAGGTTGAGTTGATGAAGGGTGGAAGGCGCACACCTTTCTACGGAGCTATAAAGAAAAAGAATTGACGGAATAGGGAAGGTGGCAGATAAGAGGAACGCCACTATGAAACAATATAAGCTTAAAAAAGGAGCAATGGTTCTGGAACCTAAAGCAGAGTTCCAGGGATGTATTCTCCGAATTAACAAGGAAGGGCAGTATGTCTATTCCTACTCTCGTCTAGTCAAGATGTTCGTCTCGCAAGGTATGAAACAAGAAGATGCCGTAGAATGGGTAGATTACAATATTGTAAGTCTAAAGCCTATGGGACTTACTATATCTAAAAAATGACTATTACAGATCGCACAGCCGGTGCTCAAGCGTACTTGGCTAAACTTCCACGTGCTGTCTCTGGACAGGGTGGGCATCCAGCAACCTATCGGGCTGCCTCTATCCTAGCACACGGCTTCGACCTGCCCTATACAGACGCTTGGACATTGCTTTCAGCCTGGAACGTTTCGCATTGCTCGCCGCCTTGGTCTGAAAGCGACTTGAAGCATAAGCTGAACGACGCGTATGTTAAACCGCACACCAATCCTAAAGGTTGGCTAGTCAGTCAGAATAGATCCGTTGGTACAAATGGAAGGATGATATTCGACCCTAAGCGTGTAGCCGAGATTGCGTTTGGTTCAGTACCGTTAACTACTGCCGACTTACTTCTCGCTGCGTTCAAAGACGACGAGGTGGTTTGTATTACTAATGAGGCAGGAGAGAATGACGGTCGGTTCTTCCCTGCGTCTAAGGGCAACTTCTTAACCAGGCGGGAATGGCTAGACAGGTTCTTTGGGCCAGCCGGCATTGATAAGGTTTATTACAAGGAACGCGAGGCTGGTGCTTGGATGCGCATTAACCCTTTCACTAAGGACGACTTCTCTGGGACGGACACTTCAGTTAGCTCTTATCGGCACGTCTTGGTAGAGTTCGATAAGTTGAAGAAGGAAGAACAGGTAGCAATTTTCAATCAGTCCAATCTGCCCATTACTGCCCTTATTGATAGTGGCGGTAAGTCTGTCCACGCTTGGGTACGCGTCGATGCTCCGGACAAAGCCGAATGGGAGAAGCGCAGAGATGCGATATACGAGTTCCTAGCCGACCACGAACCCGATCCACAGAACAAGAATCCTTCCCGCTGGAGTCGACTAGGCGGGGTGATGCGTGGCGATAAAGAGCAGAAGGTGTTAGCCTTGAATGTTGGCGCACACGATTGGAGTGCCTGGACGGTTTGGAAGGACGGACAAGACTTGCCCCAAGAGATGTCGGTTAATCAGTTGATGGAGTTTGATATCAACAATGACAAAGACCACGTGATTGGACACGGACGCTGGTTATGTAAGGGTGCGTCGCTTCTAGTCACCGGGCAGTCGGGTGTCGGTAAGTCATCATTCCTTATGCAGATGGCTTGCTCGTTTGCTGTTGGACGTGAGTTGTTTGGTATCCCTACTAAGTATCCTTTACGGACGGCTGTGATACAGGCCGAAAATAACGAGGGTGACCTTGCTTGCGCAGCCCAGGGTGTCATCGGCTCGATGTCGCTTACTTCCGAGGAGCGTGTGACTTTGAATGAAAACCTAAAGTTCTATACTGAGACTTCTAAGACAGGTGCAGCTTTTGCGGAGATGCTCCGTAAGATTGTAGTTCGCAATAAATTACAGTTCGTGGTTTGCGATCCACTTTTAAGCTACATCGGGGGGGACGTATCTAAACAGGAGGTAGCCTCAAACTTCCTCCGTAACCTTATCCAGCCCATCCTAAATGACACAGGTGTTATCCTTTGCTTCATTCACCATGAAGGCAAACCCAAGCCGAAGGAGCAGACAGATGGCCAGACTATCAGCGATATGTCTTATAGCGGTCTAGGTTCGTCCGAGTTGGTTAACTGGGCTAGGGCTATCATTAACATTCGACGCGAGTCTAAAGACTTGCCAGAGTTTTCGTTCAATCTGACTAAACGTGGCAAGTTAGCCGGTATGCGTAAGCCGGACGGACACGAAACACTTTCCCTCAAGTTGCGCCACGCGGACGGCAAGGTGCTCTGGGAGGTAGTCCCGCCTGTCTCCAAGTTTGAGCTACTCAAGATCGGTAAGCAGTACGCTCACTTTGGGGCTAAGGAAAGCACCGCCAGGGGTGTGCTCATCAAGGAACTTATCGACGAGTATGGCCTAGACGGTCAACAGGCTGAGTCAGTCCTCAAGGCACTAGTAACCAATGGGGTAATGGTTCCGCGTAAGGTAGGTGCGGCCATCTTCTACGAGGGTACTGAGAAATAGGTCAATAGACCCCTCTAGGATGCCCTCAGAGACGCTTTGTTTGTCTGTATGTCCGAATACCTAGGGCAGTACCTATAAGCCCACAGGCAATCATCATACCCAGGGCTTGCGTCTGGGCATCCATCAACTTCTCACGGCCTTGGTTAACCTCGTTGGCTAACCTTTCGTTGTCTGACTGAATATCTTTCTTTCCGTCTGCGTGTTCGACGACGAAGGCTACATAGGTGTCCTTGTCAACGGCCAGGTCTAATACGGAATCGGCAGCTTGATATACGCGGAATGAGCAGAATGAAGCCAGGAGAAGAACGCCAGCAAGTCCAACGGTAAGGGGGTCAAGTCCTTTTGCTTCGATGGACTTCTTCTTCCTCATTTCTTCTTTGCTTTAATCTTACCCGACACCTTGGCCATCTCTGCGTTGCCTTTAGCCTTTAGCCACTTGATAGCAAAATCTGCGACCTCCGGGGCGGCATAACCGCTTGCGCCTACGGCAGCGAAACGTAACCCTTGAGATTGAATGTAACCGTCCGTTGCCCAACCGACGAGACACGCGGTAACCGCTGCGAAGAACATACGCCTAGCGATCCAGCCAAAAGATACCGGCTCTTGTGACATTACGATTCTTGCTAACATTGCGGCTGCACCAATCGGAAGGAAGCGAGCAGCGTCGGCAATCAACTTGTCGGTATCTGGTGGAAGGTCGTTAGGGTTCGGTGCTGCGCTCATTTGATGTCGGTTCTGCGGTAGCCCTGTTTCCATAGCACGTTGCAAATCTGTGAGGCGATATGGTTCACCTCGGTCTCGTTAAGGTCTTTATCGCGTTGGCAGAGCCAGTCGCCTATATGGAGAGCCTCATGGATCAGCGTGTTGAGCTTCTCCTTTGCTGGCTGTTGTGGGTGTATGGAGATGACTGCCTTACCTTCTTCTAGTTCTGCCAAGCCATAGTACTTCCTGCCCTTATGGGACAGTCTGCGCTCAACCACCGTGAGGCTCTTGAGCTTACGAGGCTTTGCCATCTTCGCCTTTGTCTCCTAATGCCCCAGGGTCGTCGGGGCAGTTGTGGGCAATCTTGTTCCAATTAAAGGCAAAGATGGACGCGGTGACGGTAACGATGATACCGCTGACAATCCAGATGAAGGCGGGTGAATCCATATATTGTGGAAGTGATACGACGGACGCACCAATGGCGATACCTATGCCAGCATTCTTCTTGCTAGCACCGAACATAATCATTGCTACTCCGGCTAGGATTAGGACACCGCCAATACCGATGATAATGGTATTACGGTGGGTCTTCTCAGCGGCTAGGAGTTCCTGCTGTTTGGCTTCCAACTGGTCTTTAGCCTTTTGCTTTTCGGCTTCGACTTTAGACCAGAGATCGTCGAGTTGGCGTTGATGCGAGTCCGCAACTGCTTTAGCCTTCTCATATGCTTTCGGGTCGGCTTTGTCCGCACGTGCTTTTGCATAGGCTAGGTCTGTGGCTGTTGGGCGTGGTAGGTAGGATTGGGCAATGTCTAGTTCTGCTGACGTGACATTGGTTAAGCCCTGGCGGTTAGCATCGGCAGCGACTTGGACGGCTGCTGCTGCGCGGGACATAACAAAGTCGTTCTTGTCCGCGTACTGGTCAACCTGTCCTGCTTTGGTGGTGACCTCGGCAGGAGCTTCTGGACTGCGCCAGAGGAAGCAACCTTGGAGGAGCAGGGTAATGGCCAGTAATGCGTATCTCATTTTGGTAGAGGTGGGTACTGTCCAGGAAATCGCTTATTCCATTCAGCGCGGTCTTTCGCCTGTTGCTCTGGAGAGTTGAGCTTGAGGTTGACGGTCTGACTGACGCAACCGCTGACAGCCAAAGCAAGAGCTATGACTGTTAGGGTCTTCACTTTTTGATAGCGTCGAGGATGTCTTTCGCTTTGGCAATCTTGCTAGACGCGGAGTTTTTGACACCAGCGTAGAAGCCGACAGCGAATGCGAGTGCGATGAGGATGAGTGTAGTAATCATAGGAGTTCGATTTTGATAAGAGGGGAAAGGTTAAGGGGTTCGATGCCTTCGGGGACGGTGACGATGCACTCACTTTCGGAGAGCGTGACAGGCCATCCATCAAAGGCAGGAAAAATGGCAGAGACTAAAGGAGGTGGGCAAACTGATGCGTCCAACTTTCCAATGATAAAAGTGATTCGATAGGTTTTCATTAGCGTCCAAAGTCTGCTGTGAAGTTTGCACACAGGATTTGCATCCTTACTCCAGAAGTTGCGGCTATGTTTTGTGCCTCAAGAATAACATTATTACTGCTACCTGTCGCAACAGTTGGCCCAGCAGTTGTTGTGGCTACCTGTGTGCCTTGATTGTATAAAGTGACTGTTCCGTTTCCTTCTGAAACAATGCGTAGGTCAAAAACAAATGTGCTTCCAACTGCAAGCGAAGTTGCAACCGCAGTTAAGGTTGTTCCGTCATGAACGATTAACTCAAGGAAACCTGTTCCATAGTTTCTAACGCCAACCGTTCTTGTTGTTGGGTCACCTGCTACACCACTAAATGAAGGTTTGCCAATCACTAATCTTCCAACCGTATTTGGGTCAGTTGTGTTTACGCCTTTAACATACTGAAAAGTAAACTCATTCTTTTTGCTCCAATCGATTGCTGTGTTATAAGGAGTATTACCGTTAGTTAAAAGTAATGAATAATAAACTGTTCCATAGCCAATAGTCGGAGCAGTTGGGGCGGCCGCAGATTTAGCATTAAAGTTTTGCCCACCACTTGCACCTGTTCCGCTTGTTGCACCTGTCCAAACTGCCGCTCCTATTGCTAATCTTGAAGGTTTATTTACATTGCTTCTTAGACCTTCGGGAGTCACAGCCCTTGCCGTATCCGTCCCAGCAATCGCTTCAGCCGTAGTAGCCAACTCAACCTTACCAGCCACCGTAGTCGATGCGGAAGGGACTACTGGTAAAGTCTGCAACGCTCCTGTCCCATCAATGAACTGCGAGACTGTTCCACCAGCAGGAGGGAAGGCGGTAATCTGCGTTGTAGAGTCTTGGAAAACTATTCCAGAACCATAACTTGAACCTTGAAGATTCAATCCAGACTTTGACAAAACAGCACGAACAGGACTACCCATTCCAAACTCAAGGACAGTTAGTTGGTTGTTATTTACATAGATAGCATTACTATCACCGCTTACAGTATGTTGTACATTTGCAAACTGAACCGTGTCAGCAATGTTCAACGACTGGTCGAAAGGGTTAGGCTTGTACGCGGGGTCTATGCTGATCGTCTGCGTACCGCTGTCGTACTGAATAGGCGCAGTCGCGTAAGCTACGCCAGAGTCACCTGTATCGCCCTTATCGCCTTTCTCGCCTTGGATGCCCTGTATTCCTTGGATACCCTGTATGCCCTGTATGCCTTGGTCGCCTTGGTCACCTTTAACACCTTGGATACCTTGGTCTCCCTTATCTCCTTTTATCCCTTGGATGCCTTGGATACCTTGGATACCCTGCTCGCCTTGGATACCTTGCTCGCCTTGGATACCTTGGATGCCTTGAATCCCTTGGTCGCCTTTAGGACCAGGGGTGGCAATCTCCGCGTTAAGCGAAAACTGTGAAGGCGCAATCTCTACGGTAAATGTGTACTCGCTCTGCCCAATCGTCGCAGAGAAAGCCCCTAGCCCCTGGAGCGTGACGGTAAGGGCCATAGGTTAGAGCGTGACCTGTGAGGCCACCGTTAACATTATTGTCTGTGAATAGAAGACTACTCCACCGATCTCAAAGCGGATATCCCATTGAGCATCTCCGGTGTCCCAGGTTGCCGTGTTAGCAGAGTCAGCTTCGCAAGTGAAAGATAGACCGTCACCGGCTAAGGTCACAGTTAAAGGATAACGGTTGCGCCCAGAATCGAGAATCGACGAGGTGACTGTGCAGCCGATTAGATTGGGCAGCCCTCCTGGATCGGGAGCGTAAGTAACGGTGGCAAGAAATGTTGCCTCGCGTTTGAATATGATGTCGGTGTCGGCCATTATGCGAGTCGGGCGGGAACCCAGTAAGCAGTACCAGTATCGTCAATGACTTTCACTTCGTCTGGGTAATGCGATGTGAAACTTGTTCCAATACCGCTACCGTTGGCTTGAATCTCACGGACGACGCGAGTGTTCTGTACGGTAGTATCTGCAAATGTGATACCAGTTCCAGCAGTAATGTTTAGAGTTCCGCTAAAGATGTCTATAAAGTCAATACTTGCCGCAGACCAAGTTGCCGTTCCGTCATTGATGAACGCAGTCGTTTGCAATGTCGAGTCGTTGAATGTTATTCCAGACGAATCGAGATTAACAGGACTTGCACCGCCAGATGATACTGGAGCCGTGATGCTGACAAACGAAGGACTGTCCGTGGTCTTTAGGCTCTGGTTAAACGACGAGAGTAACGCGTAGGTGCTGGCCGCAGTCGTGATAGTTAAGTAAGTCGAAGCCGCAGTCGTGACCGTCAAATAGTCAGCAGGAATAAACGCTGAATCTTGGAATGTAGCGTCTTGGAATGTGATACCTGTACCAGCGTATTCTGTGACCTTTCCAGCGGCAGGGTCTGATACACGAACTTTTGCACCGTTGGCAACAATGTCGATACCTGTTGAACTTGTACCGAACACAAAACCAGTAGTACTTATTGAAGCAAACTCAACATTGTCAGTTGTGTTCAAGTCTTGGTCAAATGGGTTTGAACCAACTAGAGCATAACGAGTGTCACCGTCAGATACCGTTAAGAAAGGATTACCGCTAGCAGGTGAGGATGACGCGTTGATGGCCGCAACCGTGTCTGATCCATCGGTAGTAACACCTAAGTTCTGCCATAGGATATCCTGGGTGGCAGTAGATGGCGCGTCCACTAAGTCCTTACGGATGAAACGAGCATTGGCTACTGTCTCCGTTAAGAGAGTACCAATAGGAACAGGGCCAACTGCTCCAGATGCGATGACCGCGTTAGCGACGGTGCAACCAACTTGTACTAAAACAGCATTGTTGCCGGCAGATTCAACAGAAACTTCGAGGCTAGCCGATTCAGATGCTAGGTTGCCTAAGAAGGCAATCAGCTCGGAGGTAGCAAAGGATATGTCGCCAACTAAAGCGTCTGAAGCAACTAAACCAGTACCGTCTACCGACGCGGTGAAGTTTCTAGTAAGTACGATATCATACTGATTCTGGTCAGTTTGGTTTACACTTCCGACCTGTCCGGCATCAACGCTGCCCGATAATGACGAGGTGATTGCTGTACGAACATCGCCAGAAGATGCGCCAACCCGGATGGCAGATATGTAGGTGTTTGTACCTCTTACCAAGGTTAATGTCCAGAAGCCAGACTTTGGACTATTGATGAGGTTTACGCGGATGACTTGATTAACAGTATTCCAACCCGAAACGATTGAAGTAGCCACCGAAGGGCTGCCAATAGGTGCGAAGGTCGTAGCAAGGGCAAGTGGAGTCTGGCGCAGCTCTACGAAGACGATCTCGCGGGTGGACACGTCTCCAGCCTGGAGAACCAGTATGGACTCATAGGATGAGGGCGTGAGCGTGTCCGACCCAGCGAGAATAGAAGGTTTAGTGCCTACGGTGTTCCAGGTAATGCTGTACCCTCCACCTAAGGAGGCTACGACTACGCCACCTGCGGTGCTAACCGCTGATAGGGCATTTAGGGCTGTTTGAACCGCAGAGGCCGATGCGTTGTAAGGAAGGTCGGATGTCTCGGTTGAACTAACAGACAGCCTCCATTCGCCTCCTAGGGGGTTCTTTGCCACCGTCCCCACGGCTACCTTGACGCTAGCACCGGCAGGGAATGGAATCTCGTATGGCGCACGTGCTACCCCTGCACCGGCAAGAAGGTGTAACTCTAGGGAAATGGTGTCCCCAGCGTGGAAAGTAGGGCTAGACGACGATATAAACGAAGAACCGCTGGATAACAAACGTCCAGTCTCCGCGTTAATCCATAGCTTGAGATTGTTAGCCATACTGTCTTTATCGCCTTCAGTCAAAGTAGACCATTATTGGTCTTCGTAACGATCAATCATTTCAACTTGTTGAATGAATCCGATTGATGGTTCGCTTGAAAGCAAAAAACTAGCGTCAACATATGGTTCAATAATGGGACTTTCAAACTTTACTCCGTGTTGCATATTTTCTTCAGAAAACCCATCGTGAAACTCACCGCTTGAAACTTCTCCTTCTTCTGGAGGGCCATAAACTGTGATTCCTTCTGCATCCGTAAATGTCCTTACAAATCTAAACTTAAACTTTTTTCCAAAGCAATTAAACAAAGCCATAAACAATGAATTAGTTAAGTCTGGAGCTTGAAGAACAACAGAGTTTTTTAAAGGATAAGCATAAACATACAGCACAGCTTTTGTTGATGTTTCTTTCACAATTTCATAACCCATTGTGATATGAATTGGTTGACCGTCTGGTAAGCCAGGTGAATAACCGTATTCTGTTAAATTATAAGACCAAGTAGAACTTGGGCCATTTGAATATGTTGATTTGTATTCTGCGTTGAATCCAGTTCCATCATCAACATAAACACCTTGCTCAAAATATTTTTCAAGAAGCTGGTCTGGGGTGTAAGGTGGGCTAACGTAAGCCCTCGGCCCATTACCTATTTCTTCTATTGATGTTCCGTCCTTAGCCTTCCAAGGATTTATTGTTGGCAAATACTCAAATCTAGGCTGTGGCTTCTTAGTGCCTGGAGTTGCGTTTCCGTTTGCAATTCCTGGGTCTTTATCAAGTTCTCTGATTTGAAAATGTCCTCCAGGTAAATATACAGCCGCAGAAGATGGGATTACATACTCAAATAAAGTCCACGATCTAACATATCTGCTTTCGTCTTTGTATGTTAAGTTAAATGTTTCTTCGTTTGGAGGAGAACCAACATTAGATGGATTATCTTTATTTATGTAAATATAACGGTATCCGTTATAATATACAGACTCATTTAATGAGTAAGATTTTGTTTTATCCCATTCCGCTGACATATCATCGAGAAGTCCAATTCCAAACAGCGATAGAGCCTCCCTTGACGCGTATTAACGCCAAGGATGCATATATAAACTGATTTATGGAACTTATGGACTTAATTGTGCCGCCTTCCTTATTCAATGAGATGCTTGCAATAACTATTTTGCCTTCTTCCGGAGTGTCATAAATAGATTCAAGGTCATCAACTAGATAAACATCAGTTGTGTTTGGGAAAAACTTTTTTTCTGCATTAACAGTTGCCCTCAAGACCACATATTTAACCGTTCCAGAAGCCGAGTTTAATTCAAGGTAAGGGCGAGGAACTTCGTCTAAATACTTACCAGCCATAGGGCCGTTAAATACTTTTGGTATGAAACTGTTTACTGTACCTGCTCTTATGTAAAGATTGAAGCTACCTGCCGTCGTTCCAGGTTCGATTGTTACCTTAAAAGGGTAATCAATATTATTTCCAATACCAGCGTCGCGTGATCCAGTAAGGTCAACCGTCCCAAATGGCCCTTGCGCTACAAGGTTTCCAGTTGAGTGCCATTGACGACCGTACCCAGCGTGACGAGCCAAGTCGTTTAACTTTGACGCGTACAATATCTCGCCAGGGTAAAACATACCACCCTCTGACCTATTGCCTTCAATGCTCATTATGATCCAAAGTCTTGGGTGAAGGTCGGGTAGATATCTGAATCCCAACCTAAGACACCGGACAGAAGCAAGTCAGCCGTTACTTTATATAGGCCACCGTAGACTTCCATATTGGCACTTGTGCATAACCAATTCTTTCCTCCTGTTGCGCTACCAATATTTTGAGCAGTTATTGTCAATGGATCGTTGTCAGTAATGTTTTTATAAACATCTGGAACGCTAAGAACTCCAAAGCTGCCGTATGGATGAACCCAACCTACGCGATTAACGGTGTCGGTAGCCGATGCCCCATCGCTTGTGTAAGCAGTCAATCTAAGTGTAACGGTCGGACGCATCCAGGAGCGAACACCGGCTTTCTCATTTGCTAATTTTGACGTTGTATTATCCGTAGGAGAGAAGCCTACAAAATTAAACGCTTGCGCACCAACTTGAACGTTAAAGTTTTGCTGCCATAATGCCCTAAACTTATTTTTAGGGTTTGGTGTGCCAGGTGGCTTTTCAAGCGTTGGCGGTTTATTACCTTCCCACACCCCTCCTAAAACTTCGTTGTCATTACCGCTACCAATTTGAGGGCATTGGATAACTGAGAAGTTGGGGTGAGACTCAATAGGCTCAGAAACAACTGCTGAAGTCATAGTTGCCTCTGTATCCGTAATCATTGCCTTATTAGCAATCGCAGCATAATAAACCGTTACATAAGAAAGAGAACCGTCTTTACCTTTTTCTTCTGCCTTAACGACAGTCCAATTTGCAATGTCAGCCAAAGCTGCGGACATAGCTTCTGAGCCAGCCTTGAATCCGTCTCCGCGTTTGAATCTTACGGAAGAAAGACCTGCATATGCGCTGTCGATTGCGTAGTTAGCGGTTAATTGCAAAAGGCCATACCCATTGTGCGAAAACTGGTAATCCGGCTGGATAATCCAATCTGCTGCTTGTCCGTACTCTAGGTGTGTCTGTGTCATAATGGTATTATAGCATACTTATTTTAGTACGATTCCAGTTTGGGATTCTCCCATAGTAGATTCATACCATTGAAGCAATGCTTCGCTTGCATCAGCAGTCCGCTGAGTATTGTCGACGATCTTATCTTGAGGGCCGCGCGCCAGGGCAGATAGGACATCGCCACCGCCCATTGCTTGCAAGGATGTGACACCGGAAAGCATTTGAGGCGTTCTTCCTAGACCTCCACCCATCGCCTCCCTTTGCGAAAGTTGTGAAAACTCATATTGGTTATAGTTTGCAGCAGCAGAATACGCTAATTCTTTATCGTAAGCTCTAGAATCTGGTAATGCAGCAAGCTGCGTTGGAGCACTTTTCAAAGCTATGAACTTTCTTATTTCTTCATAATTATTGCCTAAAAGTGCTTTAGCGTGTTCTTCATACAACTGAGTGCTTCCGCTTTCTCCATACTTCCTTGACATCCTAGTAAGCAAATCTCTGAAGTTTAGTTTGTCTGGATTTGATTCATCTCCCTTATATCCAAAATACTCAAAAGCCCTCGACGCTTGAAAATTGGTATTACGCTCGGATTCCATAGATGCCCTAAAAGCGGTATTCACCATTTCGCTCATTTTATCTTTATCAATACTAGATATAGCCCCGATGTTTTCAGCTCCAAAGTATTGACCTCCAGGTACTCCGCTTGAAGCTCTCGATGTGAAGAAGTTTTTTGTTTTTTGATAATTATCTTCAATTTGTTGGGTAACCGTTTCAACCACCTTCATCCCAACAGCAAATAGGCCCAATGAACCTAGCAAAGTTTTGCCAAGTTCTTTTCCAAACTTCTTTAACCATTCGTCAGCACTTGAAGTTGTTTCATTTATGGACTGTTGCTTTTTCCTTTCGGCTTCCTGCGCCATCTTTAGGTCGTTAGCAGTACGACTCATTGCGTCCTTTGGATCAATGAACTTAGTGCCCTTTGCGCTGATGTCTGTATAGCCCTGGGTAAAGTCACCGCGTTTCTTACTGCGTAACTTGCGGTCGATGCTATCCGGCAATGCGGCCGCGGCTGCCTCGGCTTGCGAGACATCCATGCTTACTGAAAGTTTTACTTCAGACATTGGATTCCTCCTCAATTTGTTCTTTTTCGGCCTTCTCAGCTTCCATCTTTGCTAGGAACGCTTGCATTTGAATATCTTGATCGGAGACGATATCAATATCAGCGCCAGCACCAATCGCAAACGCAGCGTTCATCCACACGGCTTGTGCTTCTGGCATTGTCCAAGCTTGTTCAAGTTCTACACCGTTTTTAACAAGGTTACAGACAACAGATAAAGCCCAAGGTATTCCCCTGTCTTTACCGCCTTGTTTCTTCCAAAAGATTGGCCACTTCGCTTGGTCTTCAATGCAACCAAATGCTTCTTTAACTTGTTCGACTAATATTTCCGTATCGTCGTTCATTTTTCTAGCCCACTCGCTATCTTCCTTGGTTGGCTTCTCTGGCATCATTTCGCCCATATCATATGACGAGACAATCTTTGAAAAAACTAAAACGTCTAAATAAGATGGTACGCGTGAACCGTCTACAAACGGTGAACCAAGTGACTCAAGCACCAAACGGTGACGCAAGCACAAAGGCTTAGTTGAACGACCACACACCTCCCTCTGCCGAGGAAGGAGCGTAAATGCGCTTAGGAAACGGCCGTCCATTAGGCCGATATCGCGTTAAGCGATCTCCTGGTACTTAATTCCTTTGATGCTGACCTTGCGGTAATCGTTATTTACACCGCGGTCTGTGACACCCTTAACAATAAAGACAACGCCACCGTAGGTGAATTGAGTACCGATTAAATCTTCTGTGCCGGTAGCTTTCATCACACCATCAATGGAAACTTCAATACGCTCGTCATCCAAGCGGTCAGTAATGACGCGGCCGTTTTCGTCCTTAACTTCAACGTCAAGGGCGTACTTGTGGTCGAAATCGTCTGATTGCACCGTTAAGGTGGAAACAGTACCGTTCAAACCGTAGATGTGAACTACTCCAAACTCTTTTTCGGCTGCCATTGTAATCTATCGCCTTCAGTCAAGATTAGGAAGGAGGTAGGCAAACCATCAGCGTATAGGTCAAGACATTGCCGTACCTGCGCTGTGACATACCCTCATTATCCGTCTCGCACCAAATGTCGTAAAGAGTGCCATAGGTTGCCGAGGAACCCCAGGCTGTCTTTAGCGAGGCATCGTCGGCAAGTGCTCCGTGGACTAGGGTTACCCTATCCCGGTGCTGTTGGAGAGTCTCGTCATCAGCAGAGGAATAAACGTAAATCTTTAGGGTTACACGGTAGTTGCCTAAATTATGCGATCCAAGGGAATAGGGCCGTACTGCATCTGAGGCATGGGCCACGATGATTGGGACGACGCGTAGCTCATCTGTGACCCCCTTATTGACGGTTACAGCTGGGATGGCTGCGGAAAGGTAGGATTCTATCTTGTCCTCAACTATGGATCGGATGTGGTTGCTCATTATTCTAAAATATCTCCTGGGGCTATGCCAAGGCGACGTGCTGCCTCGCGGACATCTACTCCTGACCCTCTAGTTGCCCTCTCAAGGCGTTTTGCGATGTCATTGCGCATAGCGTATGCCCGGTAGTTAACAGCGGTCTTCCAAAGGTCACGCCCAGGGCTTTTAGTCATCAAACCTTGGATGCTGTTTCCGATAATAATTGTAGGAGTCTGTTTGTTGGAAGTCTGGTCAATGTAGATTCCAGTCCCCTGCCCTACGTGCCTAGAAATCCAAGCAGGTGCTCGCATATGGCGACCTATGGATAAACCAGCTTCAAGCCAGCCGGATTTAAGACGGCCGACGTGCTCCTTCATTTTAGATTTATAGGCTTTAATGTTCTTATCGTAATTACCGACAAAGAAAGTTGTGCTACGTGCCTTTACGTTCTTGGAATAGTCGTCGACGTTTGTCCCACCGCGTATGCGTTGGTGCGCTTCGTCGATACCGTCTCCTTGGAAAGTTGAGAATACGCCTACCTTGCCTACGCGCTTGCCGGCATAGGTGGTTCTAAACTTGTCCCACACCTTTACAGAATTGACGTAACCGCCTACGCCCTTGGAGACATATTTAGGAATCTCTTTTCCGGCTTTCTCTCTAGCAGCTACCCATTCCGCAAATACACCATACTCGCCTTGGTCGGCAATGGCAGAGAATGAAGCATTTTCAAGCGGCTTGAATATACGGTCAATGTCGGCTTCCATCGAAATCTCACCTACTGCTCTGGCATCTAAACCTTCACCGCGTCGACCGCCAGGTTGCCCGGAGATTGGCAAAGTGTAACTAAGCATATCTTGGCATAGAAGGCCAGCCTGTGTCCTAACTGTGTCTTCTGCTGTCTTGCCCATCACGTGCGACCAAACAGCAAGATGTTTCCTCAACTCGCTGCTATCAACCTTGATATTGGTCTGTGCCGTGACGATTGCCATTATTGAACCTTGGTCTGTATCTTAGCGATGATCCAAGCGGAAGGTGGACGGTTAGCAATGGCCACGATGCGGTAGTCTTCGCTGTTATAATTTACCACGTTACCGTAAGCGAATAGACCTGGATAAAGATTATGTTGAGCGCGTGTAATCTTAACCTCGAAAGAAGTTTGATTAAGGAAACCACCAGTCTCTAAATCCTGCATAACCATTGGCTGTGTCACCAATGCTTTTAGAGCAACAGGTGTGCCTCCTGGAACGTTTTTAACAGTTATGTCCTTACCAATCTCAAGCAAGATAGACACGGCATCCGAACCGACTTCATCGTAAAGTCCCATAGTCTATCGCCTTCAGTCAAGATGCACAAAAGAGAGAGGCTCCCCGATTGGAGAGCCTCTCTTGCATTGGCGCGTGTGAAGGTCACTCGACCCTCACGAAAGCCGAACTGCTATTAAGCAGTCAGATTGATGCGCTGGAGTGCGTCGGGGTTACCCTTAGCAGCACCGATGAGCCAGGTTGCGCTGATCTTGTGCAGACCTGCTGACCAATCATACCAGTAGCGAAGCGAGTAGGTGAAACCGCTGTCTTTGTCTTCGACGAGTTCTTGATAACCGCCACCAGTTGTAGGAGCAGCAGGAACGCGTGTGACGACCACTAAACCTTCACGGCAGGAGACGACACCATTGAGTGTGGCATCCATACCGACAGCACCGAAGCCATTGTACTCGTAGAACTCGATACCGTGAATCATTCCGAGGCGATTACCGCGGATGATTTCGTTAGTACCGATTGAGAACGCTTGAGCGATTACTGGATCGCTGATGAGCTGTTGATAGATGTCTGGGCTTACGAGAGCAGCGCGGCCTTCTTGGGGAAGGTTGGCTTTGGTTAAGCTCTTAGCGATGTTCGATACAGCGATACGGTTGAATGTGCTGAGAGCACCATTGAATCCGGAAGCGAATGAACCGTCGACTTCAGCGAGGGCAACGTCGAACACCGACTTGACGACGGCATTAGCGAGAGGAGCCATGAACAAGTTACGAAGGCGCTCCAGGGAGAGCGTAGCAACTTCAGTATCCGTGAAGGATACGGTGACGTGCTTCTGAGCGTCGAGCGAGACAAACACGTCTGTCGATTCCGCATTGGATTCGACGAAGCCTGTTGCCTTGCTGTAATCAGCAGCGGTGAACTTACCCGCAAAGCGAGTGTGAACACCAGTACCGCGTTCAGCGGTGTAGGAGCCGAAGTCCGTGACCGCAATCTTGGTCAAGGGCTGAAGCTGGGGGACGAGCGTCCGGAGGGATTCCTCTGCGACGAGCTGGAGGGATAAGCCTCCGATGCTGTTAGTAGCCATAATGTGTTATTATTGGGTGGGTGAAATTAGCGAAGGCCGGCAGCAGCCTTGAGGGCTGGCAAGTTGCGGTCGTAAAACTCGCGGGCGGCCTTTGGATCAGTCTGCTTGAGTGCAACCCACTCGTCAGCGATGTCCTGTGGTGTCTTTGACTTCTCTGTGAAAACAGCAGGGGAAACTTCGACAGGCTCAACACCGACTGAAGCAGCGATAGCAGCGGCTTTCTTGCCGGCTGACTCAATCTTGCCTTCAGCTTCAGTCTTAGCGGTCTTTAGGAGAGTGTTCAACTCGATAGCCTTGGAAAGTTCTGCTTCCAGGGTTGCGACCTTAGTGGTCAATTCAGCTGCAACGGCTTTGATGGCTTCTGCGCCAGCAAGTGCTTCTGCGTTAGCAAGAATAGTTGCTTCAAGGGCAGTAACCTTTTCGGCTAATGCTTTTGCTTCATCCGATTTGCCACCGAGAGTGTTCTTCAAGGCGTTAAGAGTCTGTTCGAGCGTCATTGTGCTTTATCGCCTTCAGTCAAGTTTCACTCGGATTCCTTTTCGTGCTCTTCTTTTTCTTCTTCAGCAGTTTCCGAATCTTCGTGCTTTTCGTGCTCGTCTTTTTCCTCTGTGAAAGCCCTCCATTGAGCAGAACGGCCAAGTGCTTCTTCCAAGTCGTCGGCAAGCCCTGTGACCATATTGTGTTCAGCAGACTTCTTACCGCTGAACCCTTGGCCTTCCATGTGCTCGTCTTCAACTTCTGTGCGAACCATTTTAACGTCATTCTTAAAGTCTGTGTGGATTTCATTTACGTCGTCTTGAACGTGCTTGCGCTGTTCTTCGGTCATAGAAGTACCTGGGACACCGATAGCCTTGAGCTTGCCGGCTTTGATTACGTCCATTTTGATACCTTCCATGTCAAAAGCTTTGGTATAGTCGGGCATAGCAACGTACACGCCAACCGATCCGACCGTAGCCGAAGGGGTAGCGTAAAACTCGTTACATTGGCTAGCCATCCAGTACGCAGCCGAGCAAGCCTCACCGTCGGTGTATGCAATCGTGTGCTTGGCTTGGCCAAGTGCTCGTAGAACCTTTGCAACCTCTGGAACGCCTGTTACAGTACCGCCAGGGCTGTCCACGTCGAGGATGACGGTCTTAACGTCGTCTGACTCTAGGCAATGCTTTGCCCATCCCTTGATGTCTTCCACGTCGGTTGCACCCATCATTTTTTCCAGGGCCGTCAATTTGGAGCCGATTACGCCCTTGATCGGGATAATGGCCACGTCGTCCTCGATGGTCATCTCTGGCTGTTCGCCAAAGAGCATTGTCAGCACTTCTTTCATGTCTTCTGCCTTTTTAGCAGTCGAGATGTCGAGGCTGGCAACTCGGTCGAGGTAACCTTGTGCCTTCGATGGGTCGATGAGGATTGGTGTACCCGATTTAAGGGCTGAGGCTAGTTGACGCATAGTGTTAGTTAGAAATTAGTCTCCGATGGTATCACCGGGGTCGAGATTCTCGTCGTCGAGGCGGTATGGTTTCGCTTTTTCGTCTTCATCCCTGTCGTCAATCATATCTTCGTCTTCGTTTGGAGGAGAAAGGGGTTTGGGTGACGCATTGACATCGGCTAGCGACGCGTTGCCAGGGTTGTAGACCATCCAGAGAGGTACGCCTTCGGCTGCGCACTCGTCGACAATCATCTTGGCTTCACGGACACGCTTCTTGAGCTGTGTGGAGTAATGTTCGCCTTCTTCTTGAGCGTTCTCGCTCATGTTCTTGATACCCATTACAATATCGGCACGATTTTGTGCGGCATCGCGTGAAGCATCGACGGTGAGACGCTTAGGGGTAGTCCACATTACGCGTGTCCAGTTGTCATTGGCTGGCAATTCGCCATTGGCGATTGCGTCCCCGACCACGTATCCCCACAGGGGCGTGAGGAATCGTGAAATCAGCACATTTTGCATCTGCTTGAACTGACGGTCAGCCTTAGCAATGACTAGACGCATTGATGCGCCACCAGCCTTGGATGGATCGTGTACGAACTCGTACGGAAGGACACCGGAAAGCGAGTCACGGACTAAATGCTCCATGAATCCTGTGAAAGTAGAATTAGGACGGTTTGATTGGAACGACTCTAGTTTCTCACCAGGTGCAAGAGCGATAACCTTGCCACCGATAAAGGTAGAAGTCTGCTCTGGGTCAGTCATTCCGTTAGGGCCGTAATTTTGTGGCTTCATTCCAAACGCCTCAAAGTCGCCTTGTGATTGGTCAAATTGGCCGGTCTCTCGTGTGATAGTGCGAGTAATATCACCGTTCATTTTGCAAGCAAACTTTTCCAAGCTGATTATTTCTAGCATATCTATCACATTATTGATGCTATGCTGAAGTGGGCTGTACGCACGTGCTCCGCTTGCAACTTCCGGAGAGAATACGTGCATCACCGCACCCGAAGGTACGCGACGATTGCCACCACTTGATTTTACAACGTTATACCATTCTGGCTTTCCGTAAGGGCCAAACTTGATGCCATCGACTTCACCTTGCTCCGGTGCTCCGCTGTTAGCGCAAGCCACACGGTGACTTTCGATAAGTTGGATTTTTGGACGACCTGCACTATCACGTGCCTTAATTGGGAAACACTCGCCATCTCGCATTACTAGACGTGCAACGATCTGTTGGATTTCGTAAAGGTTGAATCTGCCCGTAATGTCGCAAGGTACAGCAGCCCATTTTGCAAAGTACTGTTCGTACTGCTCATCGAGCTGCGGGTTTCCGGTGCGTACTTGTGCGGTGATACCGTCACCAACGCTGTATAAAACGTAATCGGATAGAACCTGGCGAATAACACCAGCGTTCAACTCCATCCAGCGCATCTTGCGCGTAGTTTCAAGACGGTCAAAGACCGTCATCGTCTTCTTAAAGTCAGTCGGCCAAGAAGACCATACCCACGATCTCTTGTTACTGAACTTTGCGGACTCGAAATTGGAGAAGATGCCAGGGCCGCCAGTAGCCTTTGGCTTCAAGTCTGGAGCCTTAGTACCACGAGCCTTCGGGATAGCCTTAGCCTTTTGAATAGTTTTTTTGCGCGCCATAAATGCTTACA